CCTTCAGCGGAATCGCCTTGTTCTCTTGGGTGTTCTTGTCAATGTACGAGGCGTAACCCTTAATCTTGAAGGTCACAGTGCCGTCGCCGTTATCAACGAAGGGCATATCACCCTCGTATGGCAACAGTGGCTTCTTACCGCGTGGAACCACTGGCGGGTTCTTGTCGTGTTCGGCCAGGAGTTTCTTGTAGTTGGCTTCATGTGCCTGAACGATCTTATCAATCAGCGGCTGAGCGGCACGGGAAGGAACGGTGAGGTCAACTTTCCATAGGCCGCGTGGATTACCGAAACCCTTTTCAGGATTGCCATAGTCCGGCTTCTGAAGGGAGCAGTACGGTTCTGCGATACCCTTAGGAGTGGTGAAAATTTCTTTGCGTGGACCTGCCATAGTTATGGGTCTCCTTATTTGATTACCTGAATTGAAGGCGCAGGAGTCCGCTCAAGACTTTCAATAGTCTCAAGTGAAGCGTCTGTGCTTTAAGTGGGTGTTTAAAACTTACGAGAAGCTCGGTTGAATAACCTTGCGGGATTCGCTTTGTAGTTCTTCACGGCTAATTGCCATGGAGATTTCTTGAGCTGGCGACTTGCGCACCGACCGATATACCGAATAGACCACATGGATAAAGTGTTCCTTCAAGAACGACTTTTTGAATCGCCATACGTCATGCTTGAAGTGTGCATTACCATCAGCACCTGCAAGTTCCAACAAAGTTAGCTCGACCAGCTCCTGTTGCTTTACGGTCATTAGGCGCTCATAGAGAACACCGGCAAGGCCCGACTGCCGGACATGGCTGAAGTTGTTCAGGTGAAGGAAGCCGTCAGGTTTAGCCCGACCGTTGCCCTGCGAGAGATTCACAGAGTCACCCCAAAGCGATCCACATTAGGAGCAACCAGAGGACGAATGCGAGTTACACGGGCGTCACTGCTAAAACGAGTTTCAGCGGCTTCCCATGCTGCGTCCATACTTACCGCGTAGATAGTTACCTCGTCTACATGGTCTTCAATTTCCACCGTGGCTTTAAAAGCCTTCTGTGCAAGTTCCACTATTTGATTACTCCTTGTTCTTTGAATTGTTTGGATTGCTCAACAAGACGCTCACCGAAAAAGGCGACTTTCTCAGCGTCGTAAAGACCATCCGGTTTAGCGCCAACTTTGGCTTTTCCGAGGGTGCGTTGCGCGGCGCGCCGCCAGATTGCTTTAAAGGCATTACCCTCGGCGTAGTTCATCCCCAGGGCTTCAATAATGTCGTTACACTCAGCGCTGTACGGACACTTGGCGGGGGTCGTTGGGCTTTTGATAAAAACCGTGTAATAACTAACTGAGCGACCGCTGTACTCAGTCATTTACGTATTCCTTCACCTTATGCCAGATGTCCAACAGACGGTTCTTGATGCGAACCCAAAGAGCCTCTTTAGGCTTGGGTGTCGGTTTATGGCGTTGGGAGCGCTGATACGTAAAAAGCGCAGCGTTATATGCGCGATCATTTGCAGACTGAGCCAAACGATAGGCGAACGCAGGCGTGGAGCGAGACATAGAAGTCCTCCTTTAAATAGATATTTATGCGTGTTCTTTTAGTGGGGTTAGCTAAACCTTCAATTAGTCTCAAGCAATTGAGACGAGATACACCGACCAGAGCGCGCCGATGAATGGTGAAGCAATCGAAGCCACCAAAGACCAGACAACCACTTTATTACTCCAGCGCTCGCAACGACTGCCCCACTCAGCCTCCATATTCACACCCATCGCTATTACCATTGGGATTAGAAAGGCACTCATGGCAACCACACCAATAAGTAGGGGATACGCTTCGGGTGGAGTTGGCCCCGATGGGCCGCTTGAATAGCTATGACTTGCGGATGCTGCAATTATTGCGGCAGTTGTTGCGATCATTACTGCGCTCATTAATCACTCCTTAATAGTTGGCTCAGAGATGCCACGGAAAGAATCGAAAGATGGGTGACGCAAAGAACCATCCGGGTATCGCTCCATGAACGTGACGCGAACTGTGTGGCCCTCGTAGGGGTTTTCCGGTGGACAGGTGGGGCAACCCTCAAGACACTTCGTGGCCTCTACAGCAGCCGTAAACTCTTCCATAAGTGCCTTACTGATCTTGCAGGCATTCACAACATGGCCGGATTCAAGAAGAACCTCGAAGCCAATCACCTTGCCTTCATTAGCAAGCCCAGGAGTGCCCCAAACGAGACCAACAACCTTGCCGTCTTCGTTGTCATCAGGAACCATCTTCCACATGCCGGTTTGTTTAGAGCGCTTATAAACACCGTTCGGGTCTTTAAGCACCACACCTTCTAACTTCCGCTCACGGACGGCCTCATAGAAAGTGTCAACCTCTTGCATGCTGAAGCAGTCCATGGACTCAACAACCGACCAAGCAATCTCAGGAAAGCGCTCTTGCAGCAACTTCACCTGATACTCAACGTGGTACTTCATGACACTGTGAGTCACGTCATAGTCTTGGCCTGAACGAACCACAGACATTGGCAAGATCCCGAACACGATTACTTTCAGACGGCTCAGGTCGATAGCCTGGTGGCGGCGAAGAGTACCGGCGATCTCTTTGCATGGCAGGTCATCAATACGCAGCTCAGCGTCCAGCATGAACCCTTCAGGAAACAGAGCCTCGTCGGTCTCGAAGAATTCAGGCCAACGGCCATCAGCGTCCAATGGCTGCGCACAATTAGGCGCCATGAATGCGGGGAACTGCTTACCCTCACGGGACAGCCATTCAGTGAACCAAAGGCCCGCAACATCAGGCATTACGCAAAGATTCAACCGGACGCCATCCTCTTTAACATCAGCGATCAAATAGGACTCTTCAAGAACCTTACTAATGGCTTTCTCGTTAAAGTTGACTGGGCGGTGCGGGTTGGTTGCGAGGACTACACTTTGAACCTTGCTCATTAATTATCTTCCTTGCTGATCAACATTTGGACTTTCGTGAAGGTGGTTGCGAACGCTCTACGCACTCGCATCTCTACGGTGTCGTTAAGAAACTTTGCGTACTGATCGCAGCGTTTTGCGTCAGTAGGTGCCGTAATGAAACGGAGGGAGCGCAATTCGCGCTTATCGACCAACTGTCGAGTAGTCTTAGCGGCATCTGCGATAGTCAGCGTGGTGTCAAAACAAAACGTCTTCTTATCAAGAGCTGAATAGGAGGTCTTTACGTTGATCACTCTGCGCTCTCCCAGTTATGGCGAGCTTGGCGCTGCACTTTATTCAACTTACCGCGACGGACCCGTACAGCTTCCATCTCGTCATCATTGCGGCGTTTGGAAGTGCGGGTGTTGCGTTCAATTGTCTTAGTGGATTGCATAGCGGAAAGAACTCCTAAATTGTTGGGAAGGTTGGTTGTGCTTTTAGTGGGTGTTTAAAATCGTGAAGAAGGCAGACAAAGAAAACCTCAGAGAGACGGGTTAAATCTCAATGAGGTTTCGTTGTGCTTTTAGTGGGTGTTTTAAGCGGGACTATGCGAAAGCAAACTGGCTCTCAAGGATCTTCGTGATGTCCAGGGACCCTTTACCCGGAATCGTGGGCATCTTCTCAAGCTGGGTCTCGTGGAGCTGCTCCATGAACTGTTCCCGGAAGTCGTCCAAGACATCGTTCTCTGTGTACGTCTCAACCATCGTTTCGCGCACAGCCTTGAACATTGCCCCGGCCTTCGCTGGGATGGTCCCGAAGCTGTCATGAATCAACGCGAAGAACTCCACGCCGTAGCTTTCAGACGCCTTAACGACTGTCTTCCGCAGGTGCGACCCGTCTTGACTGTGTACGAAGTTCGGAGAGATACCCGATTCCTGTTTAGCCCCGTCGATTTCATTGGAGTCCCGAACGTTGATCGTGGAACGCAAACGAGCAGCGCCCAGGAAGATCAGGTCAACGCGGCGTTGCACAGGCACCATGTACTCTTGCCATACAGGGAACCCGTCAGGCGTCACCCAGTACACAGGCATGCACGGCTTCAGGATTTCAGGCTCAGGATTCTTCTTAGTCCGCTTGGTCGCTGTGACCTCAGAGGCCAACAGCTTGGCCGCTTTCTGAAGCCAGTTCATTGCCTCAACAGCAGCGACTACTTCCTTACTCACGGCGTCCCAAATGTGGGTTGCCATGTATCGGGCACACTGCTGTGCATCTGGGAACCACTGGGCCCCATCGCCGTTATCAATCGCTGGCTGGATGATGTCTTCGCGTACCTGATCGGTGAACCCAAAGGCCTTGGAGCCATACGCCAGGGTCATTACGGAACGCTTAGTGACGCCTCGGTCAATTCCGTAGCCCAGCCATCCAGCGGCCAGGGTCTTGGTCCCCAGTACGCGCCGCTCGGTAATCTCGCCGGTCTTCTTGTTGGTGATGGTCTCTACACTGTCGTCAGTGCCTTCAGTGAGGTCTTTACGAACCTCAACGTTCACACCGTCAGACACCAGTCGATAGATGTCCTGAACGGTCGCGGAAGGCAACAGGTTCACTGCGCGCCCGCCCCGCTCGTCTTTGAGCATCGCGGAGAAGTGTTGGATGCCAGAGCAAGACCCATCGAACGCGATAGGTAGAGCCGACTCCCACAGCTCACCGTGTTCAACCACACCGGCCCATTCAAAGCAGAACGCCAGGAAGCAGAAAGGGCTATCCATCTTGGTCCACTCAGGCTGGCCCAGCGGGTCCCGAGCAATCTCAAGGATCAGTTCTTCGTTGTCCTCTACCCACTTCTTGCGCTGACCGAAGTCGACCTTATCGACGCCTGCGCAGTTGGCCCCGTGGATCTTCAGCCACTCAATACCGTCCTTGCCTACAGGCTCCGCAATGGAAGCCATTAAGAGACCCTTGGTTAGGTCGTTGCCTTGAGGGTTGAACGAAGGGATGGCGTAAACACGGCCCCGCCAGTCGAGGTTGTACGGGAAGTAAATGGCCTCGTATTCGGAGAACTTTGTGGCCTGCTCTACGATGAACTCATAGGACAGACGGCGGCTCACTCGGGCCCGGTCCTTGCGATACACAGTTGACGCGGCTTTCTTCCAGGCCTTGAGGACCTCGGGGTCTTCATCAATGTTCGCAGGCTTGACCGGCAAGGCTTCTTTGTCGGCTGTAGGAAACTTGTCGATTGGAACATGCTTCCACTGCATCACCTCCTTAGCGACTTCGAGAACCTTTGCGTTCACCTTCCAAGCGGACGCCTGGGCGATGTTCACGGCCTTATAGACCTCGGGCATCGACACGTCCTTGTAGCGCTGTAGAGCCTTCTTCGAGCGGACTCGAATCAACGGCACAGGCTTACGGCCTTTCGCCCAGTAACCGCCGCCAATCATTCCGGTCCACTCGCGGGGCGGTACGATCATTGGTTGATAGCGCGGAGTAATCTCGGCCAGTGCGTATGCACGGTTGCATAGCTTTTCAGCCCACTCAGGGGTCAGGTAGATGAACTCACCGTCAAGCTTTGCGTTGCCTGCATGCTCCCGCTTCATCTCGACCAACTGAGTAGACTCAATGAGCAGTTCGAGAAGCTTCACGCCGATGTGAAAGGTGATGTAGTTGTCCAAGGCGTCCCAGGAGGTCCACTTAGTGGTCAGTTCATTAGCGGCCATCATGTGAGCCTCTACTTTCTCCATGAACTTAACTTTGTAGGTGTGACCATTGCGCTTGTTCAGAGCCGGGCGAATGCGTTTATTGAAGTGTTCGGCCTCCTGTTCACGGATACGACCAAAGCGCGCCTCTTCTTCAACAGCTTTTCCGACCGCCACTGAAACTTGCTGAACGCTCAACGGGCCTTTCTTGGCGACCATATTTAGAACAGTCTTAACGGTGATCGCGGCGACATTCTCCGCTTTAACCAATTGAAGATAAGGCAGGCCAATATTCTTTCGCTTCACCTTAGTCACTTGATGCTCGACCCAGTCTTCGAACGCCTTAGCCATCAAGGGAATCAAGGAGGCCAGCACAGGCTTAGCTGTGGCGTTGTCAGCGAACTCATTGCGATCAATAGAACGCTCAAGCACTTTCTTAAAGTGATCCTCACCCAGCGTATAGGCTTCATGCTCAAGACTTAACTGAGCCGCTGCAAGGTCTGGCCCGTAGGTATTAGAAAGGGTCTCGTAGGCCCATGAAGAAACATCAGTTATTGCACTAAAATCATGCTTCGTTAGTTGGATGGTTTGGCTTTCTGCGGACACAAGAATCCCTTAGAGGCCACTCGGGCCTCCAACAAAGTTATGGAAGTTGTTTAGTTGGATGATTTACAGAATTGCGGGCGTAGAGGGTCCTTAGAGGAAACTTAAAGAAGTCTCTAAGTTAAAGGCTCATACAGTGGGAACAGCAGAGCTGCTTTTAGTGGGTGTTTTAACGTGGCATGTTATTTATCGACTTGCAGAATAATGTCACTGTGCTACTCTTCGTATTCGTGGGCACTTGGACCGCTCTTAGTTGGGCGTTGTGGTGGTGTGCGCGAAGAATGCTTCAATTGCGCGAAAAGAGCCAATCGGCGTAATTCACAATTTAGTGCAACTTGTAGGACAATCTCAGCGCCACTTATTTAACTTCGCTCCAATGAACCAATAGGTTTCTCTCGCCTGCCATTACTGGCATACCGTAGTGCCTATGCGCTTTCCCGTTAAACAACATCCCGTGTCCCACAGGCAACTGAGGGACAACTATGTTTTCACTGAAAGGCCCTGTGTGAACCAGCGTACCGCCGCCTGTGTGAGTTGCTGTTAGTGCAACTACCAGAGTTACGTCTGAGTCCTTGTCGTTATGCCAATGACCACGCGGGGTATTCTCGGGCGTGTACTGAGCGGCCTGAATGGTCCGCAGTTCGTTGGGGTCCTGTGCGAGTAGCACCTTTGCCAAGGGAATCCCGGCGTTTGCCCATAGGCTGTGCAAGCAATCAAATAGAGGTCGGCACTCAGTCAGGAAGGTGACTTCAGGAATCTGCGCCTCTTCGGGTTCGTCGCCGTTCACGCTGTAGCTCATGCAATCCAGCTCAAGCATGAGGTCCGTGCAGAACGCCTCGGAGAGATACGGGAACGAGTAGACCCCGTGGCCGTAATGGGTG